TGTTGGTCTTCTGTGCGGACAGGATCGCCCCCGCGCCGATGATCGTGGTCTTGTACTTCGGTACAGTGCCGGATGCATCCACAGTATAACGGTCAGTCTGAAGCACCGTCATACCTCCGATGGTCGGAAGAGTGATCTCTCTCTGCAGGCCATTGGCCTCATTGTACTTAACATAATCCACAAGGCCAAGCGCCTTATAACGTGCAACGATCATGGAATGAGCAACGATCATACCAAAACCGTCTGCAGCATCTCCCAGCGCTTTCTGCTGCGCATATATCAGGGTGGTTTCTTCGATCTTATTCGCATCCGCTACAGTGCTGCCGGAAGCGGAAATATCCGTGATATGATTGGATACGCCGCTCAGCCCCATAACAGTATCAATGATGTTCATAAGCTCAGCAGTCCATACCTGGTTGTAGTAACCATTTACGCTGTTCGCTACATGCTGCAGCGGGTCTGCTCCGGTCAGTTCCTTCGTGAAGTCCTTTGCTTTCCATGCCTTCATACGCTGGATCAGCATTGCGGTCTGCTTCGCACCCGCGACATCAACCGGCACGTTGTTGGTCAGACCATCATTGTTCAGCGGCTGATTAGCTGTCACATCCGCATCGATTGCCTGATAGAACGGAAGAGTTGCCACATTGCCCTTCTCACCAATCAGATCCATGATGGTCTGATCATCAGTGATGATGCCGGATGCAAGGATCACATCATTCCAAGTGGGCTGTTCTGCCATATACTCTGCAAATACTTCCGGGTCAAAGGGGAATCCCCCAAAAAGTCCTGTTCTTGCCATTTTTTAGTTTCCTTTCTTTAACTGTTCGTAAAGCTGCGGATCATCCTTCTTCAGTTTCATCCGCTCATCGAGTGTGTAGTCACGCAGGCTCTTGTGATTACCTCCGGCTGCGCCCTTCTTCGGCTCGGTGAACCTTGCCGGAGGCTTGCCGTTTTCATCTGCTGCAAATGCTGATGCGTCCTTTTCTCTGATCTCGGCTATAACCTGCTCAAATCCGTACAGCGTACCGTCTTTGAACGTTACTTTGCCCCCGGCCTTAACCTCAGACATAACCGCCCGCTTGGCAGCGTCCGAAGTAAACTCGATCCCTTCAAACGCCACCTTAATAGCATCATCGAAATCGCGTTCATAGATCCGGTCTTTGTATTCCTGCTCCGCATCTGCCGCTTTCTGCTCCAGGTCCTTTATCTGCTTCTGCAGGCCCTCAACGTCTACACCGTCAAAATCCTTCAGTGTCTTCTCTGCGTCTTCGGCCCTGGTCTTCCACTGATCACGGTCTGCCTCTGCAGCTTCGGTCTTCTTCTTCTCGGCGTCTACATCCTTGCCGTTCAGCTTGAATACCTCTTTGATCTGCTCTTCTGTTAATCCAAGTTCCTGCAATGCTTCTGTCTTCATAGTTGCTCCTTTCACATAGGTTGTTTTAGGGCTGTAACCATCGCCCCGTGAATTGACTGTTTAAGGTCTGATCGTCTGACCATTTAAAAAAGCACCCTTTCGGATGCTTTAATAAACTGTATTTTCTTCTCCAGGCATTTCTTCGAATGTTCCCTCTGTCCTGATATCCGGCGGGTCGTCGTAATAGTAATACCTCAACACATTGAGCGCATTCAGCATAGAATCTACCTCTGGGCAGAACGTGCCATCAATCACATGCCTCTCCTTCATTATGTCCATAAATTCCTGCTCTTCTGGCACGCTTAAATGATCATTAAAGAACAGATGAATGCCATTTTTTTCCGCACAAATGACCTCGACTGTTTTCCCTTGTCTTCTACCCTTCGCATAAATAACAGCAGCCATATCACACCTCAGAATAATGATAAGAGACCATATATCCACTCTTCCATATCAGGGTCCGCCGCCAATCTCTCCGGCTCCGTATACGCATATTGGAAACCCATCGAAACAAGCTCAAAGTCATAACCGTCGTAGTCTTTTCCCATATAAGGGTGGATAAAGTTGTCTTTTCGCGTTTTCTCGTCGCGCTTATACCCAGGCCCCAACCACTCAAGCTTTTCGCCCTTAGTGCGTCTTTTATAAAAATCCCTCTCGGCATCAAGAATATATGTCCCACCTTCGGGATAGTTTTTCTCAAGGTATGGTTTCCACCAGGTCTTCGTTTTATCAAAAGGAACAAAAGTATCACTTACAGATACTTTGCGCTCAAAATAATGCCCCAATTCATGTACGGCAGTAGCAAACGTATGCTCTTCTCCATATCCAGACAACCCGATCACATTAGTAAAGGAGTTGCAGTAGCCTCTTTGCACCTTTTTGACCGTAATGCCACCGCTATCTATCGCCTTTTGTATCCATTCCTCAGGATAATAATCCAGCGTTTTCCGCAATACATTGCCCATCTCCGTCCGCGATTTAACACCCTTCGCAACGTTTTTATGCCCCATCTTGCGGAATCGAGACAATACAGACCGCAACCTGTCAGCCTTTGCAGTCATATTATCCCCCTGAGCCGTCGATATCTCCTTTTTCAGAGCATCTATTTTGTCTGCCAGATCATCCCACTCTTTACCTCTCAGGATTGCATCAATCTTATTCTGGAGCTCTTCTATTCGCACATCCTGCACGGACAACCTTCCAAAGATGTCATCCGGATCAGGTACATGTTCCCTGATTATATCCTCTATCTGGTCGGTGTATTCCTGAACCTTTAGCTGCAGGTCACTCCGTCTATCGATAAGTCCACGAAGCTGCTCACGCGCTGCCTCCACATCATACGATGGATCACCAGCCGGAGTTTTTTGAACCTCATCACGCAGCAGCCTACCGGCTTCTTTTATATCATCTTCCGTCGCTTTGCCGTTTTGCTTAACCCTATCCCTTATGCTGCCCATTTTCGCCTCAAAAGTCTGGACTGGAATAATAACCTCCGGCTTTAGAGTAATAACTTCCGGCTTAGGCACCTCAGGAATATTATTGATGATCCCTCCGGCCTTCGCAATCTTGAGCCTCTCCGGCAGCGGCCTTAAGTCGTACTTGTCACAATACTCTCTATACGCCTTATTTTGCCATGTAAGGCGTTTTTGCACCTTACCCAGACTTTCTCTCAGTTTTGCCTTTGTTTCCTCATCTGGGGCCTTTTCTACCGCATCTGCGAGCACCTCACGCTCACGCTTACTCTTGCGAATGCCCCTCTCCATTGCTCTCTGGTCTTGTGTGCGCTCATAAAGCTCTTTATTCTCTTTGTTATTATAGCGCAAAAACGGGTTCCCTTGTCCCTCAAAATATGGGCCAAAGGAATGCCGGCAGTTCCAACCGCATAATCCAGGTCCTGTACCATACCCGGTCGAGGAAGCGAAATCAGCGTATTTCTCACTGCTGCCGCTCCGGCTGTACACTTTCCCCTGCCATATTTGGTGAGACGGCCGCGCCCCCATATGCGAGGATACCAGCACCAGGTCTACACCCATCTCGTCCATTCGCGCTATCTGAATCTGCGCCGATGCTTGTGATACGCCTGTCCTCACACACCGAAGCGCTGCCGTTTCGATCGTATCCACATGCCCTGAAGGATATCGGACCGTTAACCCATGAGATGCCAGGTTATTTATGCCTTTCACATACGCATCCACATACCCAACACCCCCGGACATTACATCCGTATATACCTGATCCATCGTCTCGATGAAATACTGCTCGGATGCATCCGCTGTAGTACGTGTATAATTTGACCATTCCTGCATGGTCGCTTCATAATTGCGCTGCATCAATCGAATCAGATACGGTGATTCTTTCAATGTCTTAGGAGATAACCCCGCTTTTTGATATATCTTATCGTCATAATCCAGCGCCTTGACTCCGGCATCCTCAAACGCCCTCAAAATCTCTTTCTGCTGCAGCTGTGTCGCCGCCGCTATCTCCTTTGCCAGATCATCCCTCAGGCTGCCTGTCTCCATTAATGCCTGCAGTCTCCACTTATCCGATGAAGTTAAGATGTAGTTATATCCCTTTGCCTGCCGCGCTAATATTCTGGACGTTATCTGCTTCAGCATCCGCGTGTGAAGTCCTGCCGCTATCTCTTCAGCTCCTTCCGATATATGCAGCAAGTAATCCGGGCTTAACATCTTACACCTCTCCAAACAGTGCCGGCGCCTGCAGTGTTTCGTCACTGGTCAGCGCTTTTGCCTCTTCCTCCGTGAATCCCTCAAACTTAACGAAGTAATACCAGGACGGTACCTTGCCCGCCTGTACATATCCCCACCAGCGCACTTTATCCTCTTCCCGATTGTAGGTTATGTCACCAAAGTCATAAACGACCTCATAAGTCCCCTGAGGCGCTAAACCATACAGATCAGCGAAAGCATTAAGCGCATATATCAGATGGTCAAGACAATTCTGCAGCTTATCCCTATGATCCTTTATGCTCTGGATCGTTCGCCTGTCGTCCGACTCGACCTGTGTGGCCGTTATCATTCCGGTTTTCTCATCAAATACGAAATACCCATCTGAGAACCCGCATTTAAACCCGATCTGTGACAGCAGCGCATTGAATCCGGCAAGCCTCTGCTCTGTGTTCAGCGTGGGATTAATTTCCTGATAGAACGTCTCACGACCATCTCCATAAACATTCTTTACATAATCGGGGAGGCCCATCCTTTCCCCTGCCAACTTCATTCCCGCAGGAGTATTCGCCACCCTGCCGCCGCTAGGAAGCAGCCTGTCGGAGTCCAGCAGAACCGTCCTTTGACTGTCCTTAATCTCCTTTGCATTTCTGCTATAAGCTACATCCAGGTCTTCCAGCTCGCTCAGCGCATCATAGAATACAGGAAGCCCCATTGCACTACCAACTTCCACGTTATTCGCTTTCGGCGTCCTCAGGACCGCAAACAACGGCTGCTCAAGGCCTGCAACAGCTATCTCCTCCTCCAGATCACTCCATGGAGTTGTTTTGATATCCACCTCTTTAGAAGTATCGTCTTCACTTGTGCCACGGTAGCACTTGTTGGTAACCAGATACGTGTCTCCCTCAAACCTGTGGTACTCCATCCTGGTATAGAAATACTTCTCATCGGATGCCTTATCAAAAAACACAGCGCCCCGCACCTGTTCGCCGTCTTTCGCTGTGATGATAAAGTCACCCGGAAGCATAAGGTCTACACCGGAACCGTTCGGCTTGAGAATCGCTGTACCATAAGCATCCGCATATTCGCACCAGTGCCGGAGAAGATAATAGATATCGTCTATTTCCTGCTGCAGAAAGTCCGCCCTTGCGCTGCCCCCGATCTGGACTTTAATCGCCAGCGTTGTCAGCGTTGCCACCTCGGAGCATATCGTCTTTGCGAAATTAATTGTTTTGATATGATCATCCAGATCCAGCCAATCTGGATGCCCCGTGTATATCTTCCAGCATCGCTCCGCCACGTTTTCCATAACCTCAGACGTTGCCGGACGTATATTAAATTCTTCTTTGGCTTTTTTCTGGAAAACCATTCCTATCCACCTCTGTATCATGCTAATTATGCTCATGCGCTCTCACCTCTACGCATCGACAGGGGCGATGTCGCATAGCGAACGGCGTCGATATAATGGTTATTCCTATCTGGATAACCATCAATGACCTCCCCGGTCTTCATATCCACATCATGCTCATAGCTGACGAATTCCTCTTTTGCCTTTGGCGTCCGCTCCGGGTCTATCACGATCTTTCTGCACTGCAGCCATTCATGCGTTCGCCTTACACTTCCCGGAGTCACTATTGCAGCCCTCGCCGGAAGCCCAGCATCCCTGTAGTCGTTTATATGCTCCGGTTCATCCACACCGCACCGAATCTCATAGTCATCATACCCCTTCGCCTTTATCATCTCGGCAAAGTCCTTGGTTCTAATGCAAGTGCCGCCCATCTCATCCAGCAGCATGACCGTCTCAGTGTTGTGATTATAGGAAAGACGCACAAAAGCCTTTGGATCAGGCGACCAGCCCCAGTCCTGCCCCTGATATATCCTCTCCTGCTGTGCTATTTCTTCGTCTGTGATAGTCCTCAGCTCGATAAATGGGAAGATCTCCGTGCCAAGCCCCACAGGCTGTCCGCCATACTCATGATCATATGCTGTCGGGTTAGTCGCTTTAAGGTGTTCAGCCTCCTGAATAAACGCGCCGCCAAGCCACTCTATTTCCGCGCCAAGGTCGGTATAAGACGATTTGTGAACCAGTTTAAACTCACTCGGCTCATCCGCGTATTTGTTCGCCCAGTTCGTCCGCGCAATCGGTGGGTTGAACGTCTTGAATATCCATGCCTTATCACCACCACGGATAACAGACTGCTCAATCTTACGGACCGCCTCGGGCCCGCCAAACTGATCCAGTTCCTCAAACCACAGTATTCCGATATACCCAAACTCGGGAGAGATACTCTTTATCTTCCCCGGATCATCCGCGCCTCTGAAGTATATCTTTTGCCCCGTGGCAATCAGCGTGATCTCCATAGGCGACCTGGTTATCTTAAACTCCTCGGTCAATCCCTGTTTGGATATCGCCCACTGCAGCTTGGCAAAAACTGAATCTTTCAGCGTATCCTTAACCTGTCTGAGAACAACACCATGAACGCCTTTGTTGTTTTTGAGCAGCTCTATAAAGATCATGGCTGCGGTTGATGACTTCATCGACCCTCTGCCGCCATGCATGACATACTGCTGATGGTCATGTCTTCGGACGTCCCTTATCAGCCTGTGGAAGTTATCCGGCACTTGATCAAGGTCAAAGTGATATGTCTCTTTTCGATTTGCCTCTGCATCCCGCTTCGCCCGTACTGCCTCGGCCTGCCCTGCCAGTGCCAGATATGCGCTTGTGTTGCCCCTAATAGCCGCCTGTGCCTGCCCAGCGACCATTGCTGCTTCAACGGTCAGGTCATCATCTGTAATGCCCGGAACGAGCTTTTTGACGCCCTGCCTGCCCTTATCTGTCAGGCCGTTCTCTAGTATTGCAAGTACAAGTTCTGCGCCGCGCTTTTTCTCACGTCTTGCCTTGCCTGATGCAATGCCGCCCTTTCGCCCGTTTTCTCTAACTTCGCTCGGGCTTCTCATGTTGTTTGGAACTAAGTTTCTTTCATTCATCTGTCCTCATTCAGCAATACTGCTTTTTGCCCGGTGAATTTCTCCCATCTTGCTATAATGACATCCACATATTCGGGAGATAACTCTGCCATATAACAAGTCCGTCCTGTTTGCTCACACGCAATCAAGGTACTACCCGAACCGCCAAAGACATCAAGTATTATATCACCCTCATTCGTAAAGTCTTGTAATATCTCGCTCAACATCCTTATTGGCTTTTGTGTTGGATGGACTCGCTTTTCGTGTTCGCCCTCTCTTATCATGCCATTCCATAGCTGATGATATATTCTGACAGGTGTATGGAAATTACACCAAGCCATCTCCCCATCTGCAAACGTGTTTCTAATGCCGCTTTCCCCTCGCTTATCCCATATCAGCCATCCATCACTTGACGGTAAAAAATCAAGAAAATAATTGCCGCCCCACATAATCAATTTATCGCAAATCTGTGACAGAATATCATAAGCTTGCTGTGCGGTTTCGGTTGTGTCATCTGCGATGATCTTTGCATACTTACCTTTTTGAGCAATACCGAAGTTCGCACCAACCTCACCATTATCACCAACTGCACTTATTCCGTATGGAGGATCTGTAAGAGACACATCAGCCTTTACCCCATCCATAAGCCTATCAATAACCGCAGGATCAGTACTGTCTCCACATATAAGTCGGTGCATTCCAAGCTGATATAAATCGCCCACTTTAGACTTCGGCTGTTCTGGAACCAAACCATCGTAGTTATCATCCGACGCTTCTGACTCATCTTCTGATTCGTCTGACTCATCAAATCCAAATCTGCACATATCGATATCAAAAATATTGCTCAATTCTTCTCCAAGCAGATCTAAGTCCCATTCAGATTCGTTAAGCCTATTATCCGCCAGGCGCAACGCATTTACTTGCTCTTCTGAAAGCCCCGTCGCATAAACTACAGGAACTTCCTTCATATTTAGTTTTTTTGCTGCTGCCAAGCGCCCATGTCCAATTACAACTATATTGTTTTCATCTAATACAATCGGCTGCTGCCATCCAAATTCTTTCAGGCTTTCAGCGATCCGGTCGACCTGCTCTTTTGGGTGTTTTTTGGCATTCTTTCTATACGGTTTTATGTTTGCTATCTGTATCTGCTTAACATCCATTTACTTCCTCTTTATACTTCTGGTACTGTCTCAGCTCTTTCTCCATTCCATCAAGCTGTTTCCTCAGGTCGTTTCTTCTTTTCCATGAGCGAGATGTGAGATACTGTCTGTACACCCTCACCATCTGCTCGACATAAGCTGTCCCCACTCTGTCCATGCTATCTCCTTAGATTGCGGCAGATGCTGATAACCGTCACACTATGCTCGCGCTCGACCGGCTGGAAGCAATCAGTCATGCCGCCCAGCCGGAGAACGCTAGAAGGAGGTATTAGTTTGAGCTTCCGCTCGATCTTCTTTATATCAGCCACTGCCGGAGACACATTATCCCACAGACCGCGAAAGGAAAGCAGCCCCTTTGCATAGCAATAGCTGCAATCATGTTGGCATCCCTTACCATAGGTATCCAGGCGCGCATTATACAGGCACCTGCTCCCTTCACTTCCGTCTACAACCTTATAGAAACTCTTATATTCGCTCATAGGCAATAAAATAGGGGCATCCATCTAAAGATGCCCCAAGGGTTAAGGAGAAATTAGATAAAGAAATCCACTCGCCAGTAACTGCATCTATAAAATAAAACATTATTTGGTGGACAAACAATGACCCTTTGCAACTTTATCAAACATGTTCAGCGCCCTTCCGTGCATTTTAAAGATGGTACGCACAGACTTATCCCGATCCAGTGCAATCTGCTCCCACCGTTTACACAGGATGTATCTGTCAAAAAGCAGCTGCTTATAGTTTTCATTCGGCACCATCTCGATCTCATTCGTTATGCTTACCTTCTTCTCTACTAAGCGCCCGACCTCTTCGATAATGTCCCGCTCGACCTCGTCCACCTTTGCCACCAGCTCCAGCATCTTGTCCCCAGTGAGCGAGGTCTGAACCCTTACGTCCGGTATATCAGACGGACTTTTGACGCTGTATAAATCCGCCCTGATTTCCTCCCTCTGAGCCTCCAACCTGTCAATCTTCCTCTGAATCACATACACCTGCTGCAAGTGTTCCTTTGCTGTCATATTTCCCCCTTATACACAAAAAAGCGCAAAACACAAACCCTCTTGAACGGATCGCGACTTCCATTCAAAAAGATTCGTGCTTTGCGCAAATACGATCAATTACTATTTTATTTTAGCATACCACACACAGTAATCAATGCGTCCATTCTATGATATCCCCCGGCTGCATCTTCAGCAGACTGCACACCTGATCAAGAGCCTTAATTCCGATCATCTTATTCTCCCGGAGTGCCTGAAGTGCATTCTCTCCAATCAGTTTCTCCTTCCTGATCTGATATGTGGAATACCCACTCTCATTGATTGCCTGCATCACATCTATCTTGTATCTCAGCATCTAATCAGTCCTCATACAACTCTACAGCCCAATGATCAGACACTTTCTCAATGCTTTTAATCCATGCCTCACGCAGCCTCACAAGCATCGAAAAGCTTTGCGGATCATCTGACGTAAACCGTTCCGTATGTTCATGCCCATCCCACTCCTTCATGTGGAAAGTATACACGATTTTTGTTTCATCGTCAGGGTCTTTCCTGCACCAACTTCCAAACCTCATACGCCTCGCCTTTTCCTCATAACTGAATTTGAACTTCATTTCTTCATCCTTCACTTAAAATAACTATCTCTTTCAATGCACCCTGCCACAAACTGCGCTGATCTAATTGCATCAAACTTTCCACATTCCCCATAATACCAGTAGCAATTCTTCTGGTACTCCGGTATGTCATGCTCTACATGATACACAACACCATCATCCTCTGTATACTTCACAACCCTTACCTCTCTGCCCTTTACTGTGTACCGTCTGATTACTTCCTTCATCTTTCTCTCCTCCCTTATAAACTCTCACGGGCTTCTCTTAATGTTTCACAGGTAAAACTGTATCGGTAAATCTCCTGCGGCAAGAACCTCACATCAATCTCGTTCACGTTCCATCCGGCGAACCCTTTTTCTATCTGGAACTTTCTATCCTCTGTGTAATAATCCCCGGTCTTTTTATCTCTCTGCAACCTAGCCATTTCACTTCCTCCTTATTTTCTTTCTCTGCAATACTCCGGGAATGTTCCCATGTAACGATTCATGCATCTGTAAAACAGCCGTCCGTCATTGGCTCTGTAAACCACTCTTGCATCCCCATCATCTGTAACCATATTGGTCTTCTTCAGTCCATTCTCCTTCGCCCAAGCCTTTTCACTTGCTGTCATGTCTCATCCTCCCTGCCGGGTTTAGCCGCCCGGCTCTGCGTGTGTGTTTTAAATCGTTCTTTCGTAAACAATCTCACCTGTTTCAGTATCTGTAATCCGAAGACCAATCATAACGCAATACCCTGCTTCTCTGTTTTTTCTGTTTTGATCCATATATTTTTCGAAGCACTCTTTTTTCTCCTGTGCCTCTTCAAATGTTTTTTTGCCGCTGTACTCCCACTTGACACCATTTTTGCTTGCACTGGTATTTACTGGATACGCCGTGTTGATTTTATACTTCTTCATTTCTATTTCCTCCTTTGTGTGTATCTCCTTGACAATTCTTATTATACATTAAATTTAATGTACTTGTCAACGCCTTTTTCCATGTTTTTTAAAGTTTTTTTTGAGAAATCCATGCAGCCAAAATCCCCTAAA